TACATTAGCACTGCGGCGGGCGATAGCGGCGGATTGGGCCGGTGAGTTGCTGCGGCTGCGGCAGCAGCCGCCCGGTGGGGCACGGGTGCTGGTAACGGCCAACGCACTCTCCGGCGAGGTAGTGCGGACGGTGACGGAGCTGGCTCTGCGTCACCGGTATCTCATATTGAAGGTCCCCTTCGGCGGGGAGGAGCTGTGCCGCCGTCTGCGGCGGGAATACGGCGTGTCCATCGTGCTGAACCCGGAGACGGAGCGGGAGCCGGCGTCTGTCCACATGGCCTTTGACCCTACGGAAGCGCAGGGCGGCGGCTTTTTGCCGCTGTATGACGAATCGCTGCCCCTGCCCCGGCTCCTGCTGCCGCCGGAGGTGGAGGCAAGGCTGCCGGAGGGCCTTGACCGGGGCCAGCTTCTGTCGGTCCTGTGGCGGACCGGCGCTCTGCGGCCGGGGCAGGTGTCCGTGCAGCTGGGAGAAACGGAAAACAAAGGGGCTGTTCCCGAAATCAGGGCCTTTTGCCCTTGACAATCCGGAAGATACCTATTACAATATAAAACCATGGTAAATTAGGAGTGTTATACACTTCAGGATAATGAAAGGAACAGCCGAAATGGAAAAAGAATACAAAATGAGCCAAGCTCGTAAGGACGAGCTGGAGCAGGAACTGAATTATCTGAAGACCACCCGGTCCGACGAGGTGGCGGAGCAGATCAAGATCGCCCGCGGCTTCGGCGACCTCAGCGAAAACAGCGAGTACGACGAGGCCAAGAACGAGCAGGGCAAGCTGTACTCCCGCATTGCCGAGTTGGAAGTCATTTTGCAGCATGTGGTGATCGTGGATGAAACGGCCCCCTCCGACACCATCACCATCGGCTGCACTGTCACGGTTAAGGGCACCGACGGCAAGGAGGCCAGCTACAAGATCGTGGGCTCTCAGGAGTCCGACCCCATGCACGGCATCATCTCTGAGGAATCCCCCTTCGGCAAGGCCTTCCTGGGCGCCAAGGAGGGACAGGAGGTCGTGGTGGAAGCGCCCTTCGGCAACATCCACTACACCGTTGTGAAGATCGAACACTAAGGAGAAGGACTATGGCTGAACAGAAGAATCCCCAGGCCCAGCCGGAGCTGAGCCTGTCCGAGCAGACCCGCATCCGCCGGGAAAAGCTGGCCAATCTCCAGGCCGAGGGCCAGAACCCCTTTGAGATCACCCGTTTTGACTGGGATGCCACCTCCCAGCAGATCAAGGACAATTTTGACGCCATGGAGGGCAAGCCCGTCAAGGTGGCAGGCCGCCTGATGAGCAAGCGGGGCATGGGCAAGGTGTCCTTCTGCGATTTGCAGGACCGGGACGGCCGCATCCAGCTCTATGCCCGCCAGGACGAGATGGACGAGGCCGTCTACAAGAAGTTCAAGAAGTTCGACATCGGCGACATCGTGGGCGTCGAGGGCGAGGTGTTCCGCACCCAGCGGGGCGAGATGAGCGTCCGGGCGCATAACATCACCCTGCTGTCCAAGTCCCTCCTGCCCCTGCCGGAGAAGTTCCACGGCCTGCAGGATAAAGAACTGCGGTTCCGTCAGCGCTATGTGGACCTGATGGTGAACCCCGAGGTGAAGAAGAACTTCGTTATCCGTTCTCAGTTCATCAAGTTCATGCGGAACTATCTGGACAACATGGGTTACATGGAAGTGGAGACCCCCGTTCTGAACACCATCGCCGGCGGCGCCGCCGCCCGGCCCTTCATCACCCATCACAACACGCTGGACATTGATATGTACATGCGCATCGCCACGGAGCTGCCGCTGAAGCGGCTCATCGTGGGCGGCATGGACCGTGTGTATGAGATCGGCCGCATTTTCCGCAACGAGGGCATGGACCCCAAGCACAACCCCGAATTCACCACCGTGGAGATGTATCAGGCTTACGCCGACTTCCACACCATGATGGACATTGCCGAGGGTATTCTGGCAGGCGCTGCCAAGGAGATCAACGGCAGCTATCAGGTGGAGTGGATGGGCGAGCAGATCGACCTGACTCCCGGCTGGCGCCGGCTGACCATGGTGGACGCCGTCAAGGAGTATGTGGGCGTGGACTTCGGCGCCATCACCGATGACGCCGAGGCCGTGGCCGCGGCTAAGGCCGTGGGCGTGGAGCTGGCGGATGCCGCCGAAAAGACCTGGGGCAACGCCCTGTACGCCTGCTTCGATCAGAAGGTGGAGGAAAAGCTGATCCAGCCCACCTTCATTACCATGTATCCTGTGGAGGTCAGCCCCCTGACCAAGCGTAGCCCTGCCGATCCCCGGCTGACGGAGCGCTTCGAGCTGTTTATCTGCCACAGCGAGCTGGCCAACGCCTATTCCGAGCTGAATGACCCCATCGACCAGCGCCAGCGCTTTGAAAAGCAGGTGGAGCAGCGGGAGCGGGGCGATGACGAGACCGAAATGCTGGACGAGGATTTCCTCACCGCCATGGAATACGGTATGCCTCCCACGGGCGGCATGGGTATGGGCATCGACCGCTGCGTCATGCTGCTCACCGGCGCGGACACCATCCGGGAGGTCATCCTGTTCCCGACCATGAAGCCGCTTGACAAGTAAAGCACAAGATATAGATTCTTGCATCATAGAGAACACTACAAAATGTGATTTTTCGAAGTATCAATCATTACCTTACTAAAAATTTACTAAAAATGACTTGCAGACAATCGCATACAAGCATAGAGTAATTGAGAGGGGCTGTCCGATTCATTTCGGCAGCTCCTTTCTTTTTTACGCTTATATAAGCCCACAGAAGCCGCAGGATGGCTTTAAATGCTTTCGGCGTGTAAATCATTATCAAGAACAAAACATCGTCAGAAACGCTTTAAAACGGCTTGTGAAGTATCCGTAAAAAATGGGGAGCAGATTTCTCCACTCCCCATCCTAAAACAGTTGCTTTTCCAATTCGCAACTAATTACGATTGCGTTATTGATCGACTTTAGTATATCCACGAGCATCCTCAATAAAAGAATGAGTGCGAATACGCTGTTCATAAGATTCCTGAATAATTCTATGAGCAATATCGACCTCACCATTAGTCAATTCATGTTCCTCAAGATATTTTTCATATTTGTTATATACTTTGAAGATTCGATTGAATTCTTCTCTGGAAACAATTGACTTTTCATCTGCTACTTTCGTGGCAAAATCAATAATTCTATCACGACTGCTTTGGATAAACATTTCCTCAGTCAACTTGTTATTGTCCTTCAACGCTTGTGTAATCTCTAATAATGTTTCTTTCAATTGCTTAATAGATTCATCATATATCTCTGCTCTATTATTAACCCACTGAATCCAATCATCACGCTTTGCGATACTATCTGCTGAATAATGACTATTAACATCATTCAAAAGAACTTGAACATTTTTCAATGTCTGTGCAGCTTCGGTTTTTTCATTTTTCTTACGAGTAAACCATTTTCGAATTTTGAAAAATTCAGGTACTACTTTCCCCTTAAATTCAAGGAACTCTCCAATAGCTTGCATTGCAAAAAAGATAGCTACAAGAACAATTGCGATTTTTAATGGAATGCCCAAATATTCAATGTAATTAATCATAGGTGTTATTCACCCGCTTCCTCAGCGGGAGCATTAACTACTCTACTCATATCACACATACTATCAATCATTTCACTTACAACATCCAGATCAACTTCACATTGAATAGAATCTGCTGTTGATTTAACCATTGCCATAACCCATTCTTTTTTATCTGCGCCATTCTCAAACATAACTTCTGCTCTTTCCATATAACCCATTACTAATGTAATTAACTCAGGCCAACGTTTAGTTTTAATAGATTGACTGACATATTTAATTAATTGATAAATAAGAGTAATGATAGCTGCGATTCCGGGCAAAGCAGTTACAATTAATTGGATAAGTTCCATATTCATTTTATAACCCTCCTTTTATTAAATTGCTGGACTATTTGTATTAGAAACACCAAAATTATTAGCTTTAGCTGTTGCATATTTAATGCCTTCACCGTCTGCACTTGAGTTCTCGACCTCGCTTTTATGAACAATTTTACTTAATACAATACTGCAAGCTGTACCTATAGGAGTAAAAACTACAGTCCAGCATAAAAGAGAACCCATATAACCTGTTCGTATACTTTCAAGGGCAAGATAAAAGCCACCAGCTAAACCAGCAGCCAAAAACAAAATAATATAAATTGCCAAACGATTTGTAAATCCAAGAGATGCAAGATGATTAATAATCATATTAAAAAATTTGGATATAGGATTTTGCTCTTTCTTTCCCTTCTTTCTTTTCTGGTTATATGCCATGTGAGTCACCTTCTATTTTGATTAAGCCTTACCCATCATTTGTGCAAATCGGAAAAGCACTGTCACAAGCTGTTCTCGTGTGAGAAAATCTTGCCACATACAATTAGGCTCTCCATTAATAGTGGTTCCATTACCTTCAATTAATCCACTATTAATAGCCCAATTTCGTGCATCTTGGCTGTATGAACCAGCATCATTATCTTGAAGAGTTTTGCGATACTCTGCCAACGTTTCTGCGAATTTATTTACATCTGCCATAAAATCATCCTCACTTTCTATATCAGAAGTTAAAATCTTTTCAATGTATGCAAGAGAAACCCAACCGACTCCTGTATATCCCCATCCATTTTGTTCTTTAGAAATATTCACAACAGTTCCATTTTCATATGTCATAATTACGGAGCCATTAATAGGAGATGTTCTACAGTTAAGACCGCTATCCGCAACAACTTTACCCTGATAGCTTACATCAGTTTCCATAGAAATATTTCCACCACTTGTCAAACGATTGTTTACTTCATTTACGATATTAGAGTGTAAATTATAGAGATAGTTTCCGGGACAAGCCTTAGCCGCAAACCATCTATGTACAGTTAAAATCATTTCATTTGCCTTTGGCACATATGCCAGAGTGGTATCTTTATCACCAAACCAAATTACTTTATTTTTACCATTTCTTTTGCAAATATCTGTAACTAAATTTAATAACCCAGCATATGCCGCATCCGTTACTGCATAAGGATCGGAAGTATCACTGGCTACTTCAATCGTTACGGCTCGATTGTCATTTGCTGCCGAAGATGTACACCACGAGCGATCTTTTTCTTCAACATACATTCCTATACGCCCATCATAACCAACTCCATAGTTAGAAGAAGCCTTTTTAGATGTAGGGGCAAAAATTGCGCCCAAAGTTTCAACACTACATTGACCGACAACACAGTGAATCGAAATTCTGTCAATAACGTTATTTCGTGGGCTTGATTTATTTGGGGATATTTTCGTATATACTACAAGTGAACTGTTACTCATACCAGAATTACCTCCTTCTTGAATTAAGCCAGCAAATTTATTGTAATAATTTTCGCCATAAGAAGCTCGTTTATTTTGTGCTGATGTGCTTTGGTCTGCTGGTCGTTCAAATTGTAGCAATACACAATTAGAAGCCTGTAACACAGAGGTCGCAGACTTCAAAGTAGATAAAACGTTCTTATAACCAGAACTTAACTCTTGAAAAAGAAATTCCAATTGCATCGTAAGATCGCCAATAGATTTTCCTGTAGATTTTGCGTAATTATAAAGTGCTTGTTTTCTGCTCCAAAAAGTCCACTGTGCAAGCCCATAACCAGCACTATCATGAACAAAATTTCCGTAACTTCCAGTATCAACAGCAGACGTATATTCATCATCTGTCATATTTAGCTTATTATTGTATGTATTCTGAAGATTTGTTGGAGAAAGGCCAGATTCCGCAAACAAATTTCCCATAAGTCCAGCCGCTCCAAAATCATTTAAACCTTGCGATTTTAAGAATTCCCAAATTGTTTTGTCGTTTGCCATTTTATACCTCCCGATAAAAACAAAGGTTATTCGAATTCATCTTCATCGTCACCTCTACCATCGCCCTCACAAAATTTCGCAATAGTATCCTCGTCAACGACATCTCCTTCTTCATCGTAGATAAAGCCGGTTTCCTCATCATAATTAAGCTGACCGACATAGGGCAGGTCATCATCAATTTTTTTGTTGTAGTAGCGCAGATTCAGCTCTGGCTTATTTTTTTTCTCATCCATAAGAGAACCTCCTTATAAATCCATCATTTTATCTACAAAAACAAATAGTGGGAACCGACTTTAGGCCGAACTCCCACTTTTCCCATATTATCTTTCACACAAGTTTGTAATGTGGCTTCTCTTCTTCGAACATCCAATACCGGAGATAGTCATCCAATACAATTGCCACAGCAGATAGCACTACCCATGCAAGTGAGAAAGGCAGACATATCTGCCCCATCACGTTGAATGGTATATTGGAATAGTCCCACACATTAAGTCCGAGCCATACATTAACAACAAGCCCGGTAATGAATTCACATACCGTTACAATAACCGCACCTATCATCGATTGCCAAACGATACCGAGTTTCCACGAAAATAGTTCGTTAATAAGACCAATCGCTACAAAACACACACCACCAAGTATGAACATTGAAATATGTGTGTGGCCTCTCCACAACAGTTCAATCAGTATGTAAATAAGACCGCCAATGACTGCAAGAATTGCGGATTTCAATACATGGCGATATGTCATAAACTATTACGCCTCAGAAGCGGCCTGTGCCATATTCGTAAGAATGGCCTGCATCTGCTGCTGAGCAACAGCCATCTTCTCGTTCATCTCAGTAAAATAGGGTTCAGGGAGAGTCATGCCATACTCCACAGCGGAAATTGATTCTGCATTATCAAGGCTCTGTACATACTGTTTAAGCTCATTGTGGTATGTGGTCTGTGTAGTGATAAGAGTCTGGGTTGCGATATAGATTTGAACAATCTCGCTGGCTGAATAGACACGGCAGATACCTCCATCAGACTGATAGGGGAACTCACTGCCTCCCAGTTCCACAACTCGGAATAGGTTGTTAATATTGCTTTGATCTTCGATGCTTAAATTAAAATGAACAGTCTCTTCACCTAATTTAATATCTACACCATTTATAATAACAGCATTACAAGCAGTAGAAATTTCAGATAATTTTGCAGACATTACAATAGACAATGCACTATCTTCTCCTACAATCTCAATAACATCAGTAATCGTAATCCAATTTTTTGCAACTGCATTTAAAAGGCCAGCACTATCAATTAAATGTTCTTCATACATATTTTTAAGTTTCTCTTTCATTTTTACACCTCCAACGCAGCAAGGATCAATTCATCAACAAGATTACTCTGTTTATATGCTACAGTGCCACCATCAATCTTAGAAACTACAACAGTATCAACACCTTCAATATCGTTGTGTCCGATAAGGTTATATGGTTCACTATTAAAAGCAATCCCAATAGCGTCAATTTCTGTAGCAGAAGCAAAGTTTCCACTTGTGCCAATTTTAATGTAATTTACTGAATCTGTCACACCAAGTTCTGTTCCATCAACTTTAATAATTCGGTACATTTTATGCAACCTCCTTTGCATCAATCAAATTTGCAATATAACGAAGCACATCAATTTCTGCGTTGTAGAAGTCATAGTTCCACAACCAATGATCATCGTACTCTTCTCGCTTATATTTCAAACAAGTCGAATCATTCCAAACCTTATCCCATTTTGTATTGTAAGATTCAATACTTTGTTTGGATCGGTTAAGAGCATCAAAAATGCTATCAATGAGTTTCCTGCGCAACTCGGCAAAACCGTCATCGTTCTGCGTAAAGAAATCATAAGCGTCTTGGCTTGTAACGCCGCAAATCATTCCCTTGTCACAATAAATTACTCCGTCTTTCGCAAAACAACTTGTTCCAAACGGAAGGTTCAAATCTCCACAAAGAGTCTTTTTCTTAATTCTCTTTGTTACAACATACTGATTGAAATATTTCATGAAATTAACTCTCCTTACATAGATAAGATTTAAAAACAGATCAGTTATTCGATTCAACAGGCAGATAAAAATTCTCACGCAGTTCTCGTAATATAGCAAAAGCCTCCGCACTTTTACTTCTTTGTTGCATACGCCATTCCCAACGATCACAAAGCGGCACGAAGCCGTTCATATACCGCTCATATCGTGTACGATCTAATTCCGCAAGAACAGCCTTATACTCTCTTATGCTGGTGAAATAAATCCATCCAACCTCATAATCCCATTTAGCATCCAATGTGCATTTGAATTTATTATTTCTTTCTGCCAGTTCCTTTTGGAACAACTTAACGAAATAAATATCCATAGCATGAAGTGTCTGATAACTGTCACACCGTTGCGCATGAGAACGCCAAGACTGATAAGATATAAAAGCATCTTCTGCTGAGAATTTTCCTTCATCAACCCATAACCTGAATATCTGTAATTTGCGCCGAATAGCCTTAATACTGTTGCGACTAAGTTTCATCACAACCTTACCTGATGGCTCTAATCGAATACGCATTTTAAGAAAACGAAAACTATGATTGGCAAACGGCGTAATGATGTTCTTCTTTTCATTCAATTCCAATCCAAGGGATTTCGCATACTCAATAAGATAGTCACGAATTTTCTCCAATTGTTTTAAAGAATTACTGATCACATAACCGTCATCCATATATCTGGCATAACCTTTAATACGGCAAACGTCTTTTATGTAATGGTCAATCGGACTTGCGTAATCTAACGCAATATTCTGAGATACCTGACTGCCCAATCCAACGCCATGTGGATTGTCTACATTTTGTTCAACGCCTCCAAGCGTAACAAAATCATCAATCAACTGACAGCCTATTTCCTGCAATTTCTTGTCATGAATATGCTTACATAATCGCTCTTTAGCTCCCTCATGAGGAATGGATGCAAAATAACCGTGAAAGTCAAATTGATATATTCCACCTTCAAGACCATATTTATGGTAATGATGGATCAAATGTTGTTTAAGCCGCTCCAAAGTCAAGTCCATACCTTTTCCCGGTAAACTTGCACTATTGTCATAAATGAAACTTCTGGAATAAGCCTCTGTCATCAATGCGTCACAATAACATTTCTGTATTGTTCGATCATGAATGTCCAAGGCATTAATATCTCGTTCTTTACCATGTTCTATGGTTTTAAAATGTTTAAAGCCCTGAAACCGATATTCGTCATTTAAGATGCGTTCCTGCAAAGTATCAGCCTGAGTCAAGAGCATCGTTTCAAAATTGATTGTAGAGGTTTTCCATCTTACGCCAGTACAACAAGACTTGGATGCGTCTACCATATTTTCATAGGTAAACACATCCTCAAAAGTCTTGCCGCAGATTTCCTCTGCTTTCTGTTTTCTTTTCTTCTGTCTGTTTTCGTACCTTTTCTGCTTTCTTTCTTCGCTCGTCATAATAAATAAAAGGTTCCTTTCTGTATAACTTTATCATCCACTGGTCAAACAGGCATACGCATCAATCCTGTTTGGTGGTCAGCTTCCGATCCTGATTTCCTAAGTTACTTAACGGCACATCTATGAAATCTGACTAAATCAGAAAAGTCATCAGACCATGCAAGCAGCGTCCAGATGCCCGTATCAGATAAAGCAGCACCATACCTTTCAACTGATACTGCAAGGTATTTAAGGTATGCCAAACGGCAGGAACCAAGGATTACATCCTCCTTCTGATTAACGGATATTGTTTTCGCTTTCGCTACTAAGTCCAATCCAAGTTTGTGTACTATAATCATTTTTTGATGCACCACAAACAGTATCAAGAATCCGGGGCGAACCCATTCGAATTGTTGGCATTGTTGTTGTTCGCACTCCCCGAAGTGTTGACATTGCAGAAGTTGTTCGAGTTGTCCGCATTGACAGAGCGCAACCACCAGTTCGCAGGGTCTTTATCAGGATGTAACCTATAAAAACAGAGATCAATCCTCCGATTCTACCAAATCAAATGTTTCTTCAGGCAAAACAATTTCATTTTCTACGGCATCAGCAATTTCTTCTTTTGCATCTTTTACCTTGCCGTTTCTCTGATAGGATTTATATCTTTTTCTGTCTGAATCTACCACACCTTTTAATAGTGCGGCTTCATAGTTCAAAAGTCTTGCCCATTCCTTAAAGACATTCGATGCAGATTTCTTATCGCCAAGAAAATTGTTGCCCTCTAATACCAGAGAAAATGTAATCGTTAGCAAACTACTCAGAGCAAATATTGAGGACTTTGCTTTTGAAAAGTAAATCTCTCGAAGCCGAAATTCGTCATTACTCATACCCTTATGGATATAAATTGAATTTGCTCTTAATACATTCTCATGAATCTCCATTGATAAGCGTACAATATCATTGGTTAGATTAAACCTGTACGATTTCGGAAATTTCTTGGTCTGCTTTAATGTGTAGACGGCAAGCTGCTGTGCTACACGCAGAAACTCAACTTTTGATTCACTTCGTTTAGAAGCATAAACCGACATTTACAGACCTCCTAATATGATAGAATATTTGCTCCGAAGAACATTATAATTAGAAAATATTCTCATTCCGACATAAAGATAGCAGATAACAATCTAAATGTCAAGAACATTTTTGATAATTATCTCATAAGTTGTGAGAAATTTCATCCTCGCACCCCATTCTCGGCTTTCGCCTTGAATGGAGATGCTGAGGATGAACAGAGTAGCTTACACGCAGAAGGCCGGGGCGAACCCACGCGAATAGCCGGCAGCGTCGATGTCCGCACCCCCCGAAGTGTAGACACTGCAGAAGGAGGC